TTGCCGGGGTAGTTCTCCTCCATGTCGGGGGAGAGGTAGTGCAGCTTCACGCTGTCAACGCCTTCGCCCTCGGTGGCCTCAACCAGCTTCCACAGCTTGGTGTTGAAGCCTTCCGTGCCGCCGTGGAGGGTGTTCTGGCCGTCATTGGCAGCCAGGTTGTAGGTGGTACCGTCCAGGGTAAAGGTCGCCTTCGCGATGCGGTTGCCGTAGCGGCCTACCAGATCGCCCATGAAGGCGTGATCGCCCTCGTAGCGATCCAGGGTATCAAAACCCAGGGTGACGTCGGCCAGATTGCCGTTCTTGTCCGGCACGATGATGCTGGTGATGATCGCACCCAGCTCAATGACGGAAACGGAAGCACCGGTCTGGTTGGTCATGGTGAACATGGTGACGGCGTCACCTTTCTTGGTCACGCCAAAGGGGCGAGTGGTGATTGCCATGAGGGAATCCTCCTTATATTCATCGCTGGGGGTTACTTCTATTGTACCGCATCCTGCGCAGAAGTCAAGGGTTTTCAGCAGTCGAGGCAAATCGGTATCTGATGGAAGACGGATGCGGTTTATTCTCCGTCCTTGGTCAGCCAGAACATATACTCGTTGCTGCAGGAGCCGCTGTGGCCTTCGGCGGCGACTTGCATGCGCATGAGGTAGATGCCCGCCTCCAGTTCGGAAAGCGCAGAGAAGGCGTCGGCGACGGGCGTCAGCCCCTCTGCGGATTGCCGCAGAATGGTCCAGCTGACCTTATAGGAGGTAACAAAGGGGGAGCAGGTGATGCGGTAGTTGAACGTGTTCGTATATGCGAATGTCGGCAGCGGGTGCTGTTCAAGATAGGTTTCCAGTGGAAGAAACATCAGAATGCCATCGGCCAGGATGCCGTTTTCATGCGAATAACGCAAGCTCCCGGGAAGCTCGTGCCACTGGTTGTCTACACAGACTTCAACACACATATTGCCAGAAATGGTATCGCTACGCTCCCATCCAAGGCCCGTGCAGGGGAGCAGCAGAGCAATGAGCAGAACGGCTGTGAATCGTTTCTGAAGATGACGAAGCATGGTAACGCCTCCTTGATGTGTATATATGTATATTATAGGCAGCGTCCGGAGGGAAGTCAATGCAGAAATCAGAGAGCGTGTATAGACAAAAAACTCCCAGAAAAGTTCGGGAATATCTGCAGAATCATGAAAATAGGGCTTGCACTCTGAAGGAATATGTGCTATACTAATTAGTGTGGCTGGTAGAAATACCTGCTGAACTAAATTGTTGGGGCATTAGCACAGTTGGTAGAACGAACTACCTCTTGCGCATCCCCGATACCCACCCCGCAAGTTGGTGAACTTGCACAAAAAATCAATACAAAATTTGGGGCATTAGCACAGTTGGTAGAACGAGGTACTCCTACTGTCACCCCAGAGTTTCAAACCCCGCCCCAAAATGTGGGGCAAACCTCACCCAACTTCATAAATAGACCTTGAGGGGCATTAGCACAGTTGGTAGCGCGCTACATTCGCATTGTAGAGGTCACCGGTTCGAATCCGGTATGCTCCACCACGTAACCACGCAGTATTTTATACAATCTGCGTGGTTTTTCTTTTTATCCAAACAAGCCCGTAAGTCTTGAGAAATCAAGGCCTCCGGGCTTGTGCTGTTTCTGTAAGGGGGTAAATCCACGCCGGGCAGGTGCGTTTTTCCGCCGTATGGACAAATTTTCTCGTATTTTGGTTTATCTCCTACCCCTATACGGGAAATTACAATTACGCACAGTCACACATAAGAAAACATAGACGCTCACAACCACAAACAATCACACGGCAATTACGCAGTAACTGATGCTCGTTGTTTATGGTGTTGTTTGGCCCCATCTGATACTATGAAGAGAGAATATACTGGAGGGACTTTATGATTTACGTAGCTATAACTAAGACGCTGTAAGGCATTCACGAAGAAGCAGTATGTGAAAACCGGACAGCAAGGTGGTATCTCACTGTCCGGTATCTTTATGAGTTCAACTCAGGAATACCACATTCCTTAAGATAGTGGAATATTTCGTCATAAAATGCCGAGTCTCTGGTAGAATCAACATCTGGCTCGACACCCTTTGGCACAAACAAAATCATTCCCTGGCGAGCTCTGGTCAGGAGAACACGGTAAGAATTGACCAGATATCGCTGGAGCTCTGGTTGCTTTCTTCTATACCATTTTGTTCCTCTGAATCCATAATGATCCCAATGTGCTGCATCTTTACGCCTCAAATCGGCATCCCAGCATACAATTGCCCAGTCAATTTCTAGGCCTTGCACTTTAAATTCACTTGCGACAATCTCAAGCATATTAGAAGAGCGGAGATCATCACTCGGAGCAAGGAACCAACTCTTTACATCAATCTCCGTAGGAACGTATATTCCCTCAGGCCTTAGTCTTTGCGCACTACTACTTGCAAGCACACCGCATCTTTGCGATCCACGTACTTGTTTCTTAATCCACGCTTTTGCTGTAGAATAGTCGCGAGTTATATATACTGGATATTTCTTGGCAATTTGAGAATATACATTTTTAGCTTTATCTGGGTTGTTATCCAGAATGGCATCAACGAATTGACACTGCTTATCAGCACGGAAAGAACGAACTGAGGTTTTGAGGTGGAGCTCCCAAGCCTCATGACATCTATTGCAGCTTCTGATCAAGAATTGATCAATATTTTTGTCTTCTGTCTGCTCAAATATTGCTGGTGAATAGAATAGTTCCCACTCTTGATATTCTTCGATGCCACATCTGAACCATTCGTTGATTCCGACTTCTCCGTCATATATGTCTTGACCAAGGCCTACTAGGCAAATCATTACTGCCCAGTCTTCATGTCGGTCCATTATGCGATACAATAAATGAGGTTCACTGACCGACATATCCGGATCATTTTCGTGTTTTCGGGTCATCTTATCTGCATTCCAAACCCGTTGAGCTTCATCAAAAATGAGGATGTTTTCGGGAGTAGGATATTGGTTGCGAGCATTATCCTTTTTAAATGCGTAACTGCTTTGGATGAGCGCGTTTATTGCTGCTTGAGTTTCTCTATTGTATTGCTTCTTATCACGAACGCTTTTTGTAAGTGCAGCGCGCAAAACCTCGACTAATGGCCCATTGCCTGAAAGATAAACGCTTAGATTGTCGTTTCCGGCTTTTAGGTTTTTGGCAACAACATCAAGGCCGACTAATGTTTTGCCAGCGCCAGGCACGCCGGTAACAAAGCATACGCATTTCTTTTTGTTTTCTTTTGCATATTCGATGATTTCACTAAGCTTTTTTTCGCAACTATCGATATCATCTTGGCCAGCTTCAGAATTCGCAATTTCACTAATATCGTGTGTAGTATATGCTTCCACAGCTGCTGCGATGATTGTCGGAGTGGGATGGTAGGGCGAATTAAACCATTTTTCAAAATTGATTGGGTCGTCGCTACCATATAGCTCAATAATTTCGGCGAGTTTTTCCGCTAAACTGTCGATATTTTCTCTCTGGAGGAAAATCTGCTTGTCCGGATAACAACCTGTCGATTGAGGTTTTGAATAACGCGGAGCATCAGTTGCAATCAGAATGGGACATACATATAGGTCTTCAGATTCTTTGTGAAAATTTTTAATATCGATTGCGTAGTCTTCTGCTTGCTGGGCGTCTTGGGCTGTAAATACGTTTTTTCCATTCTTGAACTCCAATGAAAATACCATGTGACGGATTAGAAGAATGACATCAATTCTTTTGCCAAGACGCACGATATCATACTCGAAAATGATATCGCCTTCCATTCCGCATGCTTCAAGTTTAGATTGGAGACTATGTATTTGCTTATCCCACGCATCAGATTGTTCTTTATTTATTTCGAATGAGTGCCTAACAAGCTGGCCGACTATTGAAGAAGAGTTGTCCTTAATAAAGCCAGGGATAGAATTACAGTAATATGCCTTACCACTCTGCGTAGAAAAAGTATACTTGTTCATTCTATATACCTCCAGCTTTATCTCTTTCTCAGCTATTGTCTTTCACAACCGGATAAAGGTTTTTTGAAAGAGTCTGTGCTAATTTCTTTGCAATAGACTTTGCCATGATAGGTGGAACAGCATTGCCAACCTGTTGGTATTGTTTGTCTTTAGATCCGCAGAAGACAAAATGATCTGGAAAAGTCTGAAGACGTGCTGCTTCTCTCACGCTTATAGCGCGATCTAACGTAGGGTGAATCCACATTGACTTACGAACGTTAATAACCGTCCCGCTTGGTTCATCATAGTTAAGTCTTAGATAGATTGTATTCTGAGTTCGTGCCACATCTGTGTATGTGTTTGTCTTCAACGAATCGTCCAAGGCGTGGAAGTTCTGTCCTTGCTTGAGCGCTCTAAAGCGTTGCAGAGCAGTATCAGTTGTTTTAGTAACCATGTGGTTCTTCAAAACAACCGAATCACGTAGCGCTGTAGCCAGTTCGCCCAAATCATCCCTCTGCGGTAATGTGATACCATTAACGTCATCCACTAAGTCAATAACAGGCGTTACATCTTCCAAGTCACCAATTGCATCTCTGACGGTTCGATATTCATCTGCATCAAAACGCCCCTTTGGCAATGCAATTTTCGATGAAATATGTCGTTTAATTCCCATGACAACAAAGCGCATGCGTTTTTGAGGAGCGCCGTAGTCAGCAGCGCATAGAACATCGCTACAAATTACATAGTCATTTTCGGGAGCAGTCAGTATTCTCTCAAGATAATCATAGACCGCGAAAGAACGGATTCGGGCAATTAAATTGTCATCGCAAACATATGCATCTACAAGAATGTGATTATCAAAAATCTCTAGAGCTTTGCTAAGCATTCGTTGGATCATGACCGAGGGTTCTATTTCACATTTAATGTTTTCAGCAGCGATTTTGCCTTCATAGTACTGGTTGATTGCTGAAAAAGCTCGCTTAGCCTCGCGATGAATATGATGCGCACCGCTTAACTGTAAGTACTTATCAATCAGTCGAAGAAGCTTCTTTTTGTGCTTTTCCAGAGCGGTACACATTTTGGCAATGTTTTTTGAAGCCTTATAGATAATGTTTAATTCGAAGTAATCTTCTTCAGGCCAAAGGAAAGACTTGATTTGTCCTTCATCTTTGACTATTTCCTCAACACCAGAAAAGACGAATTCTTCGTCTAATAGATGCAAGGGTGTCTCTTTGACCGGAATTTTGCAGCGCTCAACTGTATCAACGTCACCGGTTTCCATATAAAAACGATGAACTTCCGAATGGAGCATGCTCACGTTTTCCATAACAAAAGCCTTAGGTTGTAACTCTAATATTGCTCGCAAGTATTGCTTGACAAGCATGTTATTTTGGCTAATTGCATGATTCTTTTGTCTGTTTGCATTTGAGAAACCTTGACAAGGAGGACCACCGATTACAACATCGATTTCACCGTGTTTTCGAATAATCTCACTGTAGTTGGCCTGACAGACATCGCCAAGCACTTCAACTCCCGGATGATTATGGCGATAGGTATCCTGCATATATGGGCTGTTTTCAAACGCTACTTTGATATCGTATTTCTGCGTCTGGATGAATCCTAAGCTCAAGCCGCCAGCTCCAGAGAAGAGATCTACCACAGAATACTTGTGTTCCATTGTTCTTTCACCTGCGCACCTTTAATCACTTAATTGTGATTGGTATTTTTCCAGCAACTCTTTGATAGCTGCTTCGGTTACGAAGCCTTTAGAATAGGCTGTGTTCAAAATCTTCAAGCCTTGCTTTGCTTGCTTTATAGAGGGGGCTTTGCTCCAACCTACATATCTTCCAAGCGTGCCAGATATTCCACATTGGAAGCCAGGCAGATTACCAGTTTCTTTTCCCCAAGAAGCAACCGCATACCAGACATCAGCAGTAACAAGCCTGATGTCCTCGATTAGTTCTTTTTCTGGGTCGTTCAAGGTTTCAATGCCTGTGGGCTTTTGCTTGCCAAGCGGGATAAGTTCGGAGGCAAGAGTTGAGGGGACCTGGATATTCAGCTTAGTTTTTATATCAACCCAGCATTGCTCTTTCTTGCACCATTGGGTTGTATTCACCCCCGAACAAGTTTCTGTTAGGTAAGTGTATATAGCATTGGCAACCACTTCAGCCATCTGGTCGAATGCATCTGTGGTAGCTTGTGTGCGCCATATTCTACTTAAATCGATTCTTTGAGCAGTTTTGTAGCTGATATACGCAGTTGTATAGTCTGCAATGTTAGCCCAGAATCCTTGGAATTTTTGAGCTTTAACAATCTGCCTTACTCTGCGATACATAATCGCTTTAGCAACTAGTTCTTGATAGTAGGACTGGTCAGGGATAAACTTTCCGCGTTTTTTGAGTCGGATTGTAAAATCTCGAAAGCTTGCCTGACCGCCTTTACTAGTAATGTGGGGAAGCTGATCCCATACATTCTCATAGCGCGCTAATTCCAACTTGTCAAAATACTGTTCTTTAGGATAAATGGAATCGAAATATTTGACGTTCTTTTCCCGCGACCTGGTATCAGCATATTGCCCTCTTGCGCGCTCGTAAAACCACTTTGTCTGCTGCTCGCCACCGGTTTTAGCCGGAGCCCAGACTGTGCGAGATAGGCTCTCAATTGCTTGATGGAACTCATCATTTGCTGAAAAGTCTGCCAGTTGCACCTTGTTTTGGGTATTTGCGCAAGCTGAAATTTGTGGCACTACTCGTTCCATCTGGCTTTGATCCGATAGGACCGTGATTTTGGCCTGGACGAAAATCTTCTCCAGCGGAGTTTTATCTTTGATGCACGCATTGAAAATTGATGCCGTTGTTTGGCCGCCATTTACGATTTGAAAATCAGACAATCCAGTTATGGTACACATTCCGCCATGCTCATTACTGACGGTGATCTGTTCAGCTGTTGCAGATATGCCATTATTATACGCTAAAAACATTTCGGGGGTTTCCTGTATCGTTGCCTTTATTCCTTTGTTCACGCCACCTCGTGCTTGCAAAAATGCACGAACGTTTTTTTCCAGCAAACGGGCATCATACCGTTCGTAGATTTTGTATAGAACGTCTCCGGGAAACACAGTGAAATAAGAGGTGTATCCGCCGCTAGAAAATGTATCACCGTTTCGAAGGGTTCTAGTCTCCTCCGGCACAGTAATACGAATAGCTTCCAGTGTTTTTCCTGTTAGTTCATACAGATCGAATTCAATTTTTTCTCTAGCTGCGCCTGAGGTGGTGACACGATAGATTCGCTCAATATCCCAGATTGTTGGAATAAAAGTAATCCCATCGATTTCTTCTGCTTCCAAAATAGTGGACCTTATTGTCCCATTAGTCAAAAGGATAATTTTGACCTCAGTAATAGTGTGGCGGTATTCATATATGCTTCTTGCCAGATCAAAAGCTCCGTAGGCTTCTTCAATATCTGTCTGATAATTCTTCAATGCTTTCAGATAGAATTGCTTAGCACGGTTGAGCATCGCGATAGCCTCTGAGGGAGGAACCGAGTACAGTTGCGGGCTGTTCTTGTATATTGAAACAAACAAAGCAATATAGCTTTCATCTTCTGCGATGCTGTAGCCGTTTACCTTAACACCGCGGCCTTCGTGAAAACAAACGTTGCCATCTTCAATTTCTGCAGCCTCACAAAGATGATCAATGTAGATCTGCGTGAATATATTTTCTCTGAAATCCTCAGTTTCATCAATGGCAGCTTTATTGATAATCTCTTGATTCAGATCCTCGTAGAACCTGCTCAGTTCTTCAGCCTTCGCCATTTTCGTTCTCCTTTATTGTCCTTGAAAGTGCTTCAAAACTATCCTCATAGGCAGAACAAGCACTTAGTGCTAGATCGTAGCGAATGTTCATAATTCCATGCGCCAGGTCACTACGTAGCATGCGAGGAAAACCGTCAACAACCCGGTAGACCTTTTTCTCCCGAATGGAGTATTTCTTGGTGTACTGCGATGAAGCATCTCGAGTGTAACCGAAGCACGTAAGGGCAGCGTATAGCCTCGACTTCTGTTCTTCTACAAGGAGGGCAGCCACTTTATCAACATAGTCTGACAGTTGTAACCCTGTAGCATCATTTCGTTCAATCCTGTAGACCACAAGATAAAGTGCTTGTTTCCCTGCATCATCCAATTGCACTTCACTGGATATTGAAACATGATCAAAGCGGCTACCAACAATTGTTTTGACTTCAACAGCAGTCGTAGCCCCTTGAAAATCTTGTGCAGATCGTAATGGGCCGTTCCACATTTCTGAGACACGCGTAAAACCTGATACATAAATATCATGCATGCAGCTTAATTCGCCAATCAGACCGATTACTTTCTCGTCAGACAAACGCTTCGAATTTGAATTCTTGAAAAAGGACTTCCATTTTTCAATGCGTTTTCTCAAGGTGGCAACATATTTTGAACTCTCCTTTTGCTTCTTCAACTCATTCAAAATATCTGCCACTACGATTGTGAATACGTCGTTCTGATCATGTGAGGACGACTGGATAACACATGCTACATAGCCAGAATGTGGGATAATAGGTTCTCGGATTGACATAGTAAATCCTTGTGGTGCACTAAACACCACAAATGTTTCCGCATCAGATTCTGGGATTTCCAACAACATGTATCTGCTTGATGGAATCCCGGAAACACCAATGAAGACACGAAAAAGCATATCAATACAAACTAACCGTTGATAATCGCGACCATTGGTACGATTTTGCGCTTCTAATTCCAGCCACGCAGCATGTAAATCATTAGTCTTCATCGAAATCATTCCTCAAGAATACTTCATCAACCTTGTATTCAACTGGCCGAGCTGTTACACTCGTCGGGAAACTAATTGCGTATCCGAGATACACATCAGAGTAAGCAGTTCGGACGGCATTGTCTGCAGTTCCAGATTTGAACAGATAAATTAGCAACAATCCATTCTGCTTTTTTCTGTTTCTCCTAATCCACACTGGAGAAGCCTCTGTTGGCGGAACTGTGGATCTTCCATTAGGCCTCCAGTGAGAAATGGTATCTTTCAGTGCTTTGTTCTTTTCTTCCACTGTCAAATCAACATCCTGATCGGTTTCGGTAATCAGGTTGTTTCGGATTAAGTAGACAGTATTGCTATGTTCGTCACCGGCATTATCATCACTACGCCACGATAAGCCAATGCTGCAATTAGCAATATCATATTTTTCACCTGAGAGAGTGGAAACCAATGCTACAGTCCAGTTAATAAGTTCCCCATCTTCAACCTGGTTGAGGATGTATTGGCTGACTACCTTCGGAGAGGCATTAAAGCATGCAGAGTGTATTGTAATGTTCTGCAGGAATTCAATAATTCGTTCAGGCTTCACATCTTTCCAAAGATAATTGTTTCTGCTTGCCGTTGAAGGTTCAGAAGGCTCTCCAAGTGATTTAAGCCATGTGTCAGCATAACTGATATTCGTAGCATTACAACTGTTTTTCCTATAATAACGTGTAATCTGAAGCAATTTTTCAGAGTAGGTAACAGTCCGCTTCTCAGAATTACGCATTTTGTTCATTGCTGTAATCAGCATGCCATCGGGATGGGTTCTTACCTTCAGGCCGTAGTTTTCAGGGGTAGCGCCCAAATCAGCCATGTCATCTAGTTCTCTGCGTAGCTCTTCATTCGCGACAGCAATGTGCCTGTACCATTCAATTAATTGCTTACTGGTGTACAGTCTACAAAGATCTGCATAGCCATTCCGATAACCGAACCATCTACCCATCTGGAGCAATGTATCATACATTTTAGACAAACGAGCATAGTAACTAACAGCAAGTCCTTCAAGTGTAAGTCCACGCGAGAGTTTGTCACCGCCTACAGCAATTACGCTACAACCATTTTCATAGGCATCATAATCAAGGCCACCGTCAGCAGCCTTACCATTAATGGATTTTACTTCGATCTTCGATGCACTCGTGAATAGTCTAGCCTTAACTTCACTCCAGGGGATATCATTTATGCCGGTATCCTCAAGAGATGCTCTTACTGATTGAATTGTCGGCACGAAATCTTCAAACCACATCTTTTCAAAGTTTGCAATTAAGGCAATATACTGAGGCCCTGTCTGAAACTCCAATTGAGATACAATATCTTTGATGACTTCCTTAATCAGCTCAGTAATTTGTAGCTGTACATCAACAAACCGAGTAACATGCACAAGCATCGAGTGGTGCTTTCGTCCTTGGCCACGGACGTCTCGTGCAGCAGCCGAAAGAATAAAAGCATATATAGCTTGATACAGAGTGTCGGGTAGTCCTGTTACTACCAGGTCTTTTTTATGCTTCTCAGGGAAGCTTCCTTCATAATCATTTGCTTCTCTTGTAAGAGGCAGAGGCTTCATCTCTTTTATATTTGCTGTTCTGTCCTTATACAAGCCGAACACTTTGTCCGGGCCAATATAGTTCGATGGAGCGTGCAAATTCACAATGAAACTCCTGGGATAAAGGTCTTCACCATATACCGCAGGTTCATTCGTTGGGTCGGTAGGATAGATGAAGATGTTTGCAAACGGAGTGGCAGTGTATCCAACATATGCGCTCTGAGAAAAACAGTTCAAAATCTGACGAATAAGGCCATTGATCTTTGTCGGGTCTTGCTCAGCAGCATCAGGATCTACATCCGCCCCATTTATGCGCTTAACTGCTTTTGTGTCAATCGAAGCATTATCTGCTTCATCATCGATCAACAAGAGGGGAACATTAGCAATCTTGCCAGAGTTGTTATTCCCCGTAAACCAGTTGACTAAGTTGTTGAGCGGAGTGACGTTCTTCTTCACAACAGCGATGATTGGATCGCCGCCTGGTGTGATCGTTACCGTATGGTGTACAGATTTCTTAAAATCCCCGTTAGCGTCAGCGCTAGTTACAGCAATAACAGGCTGTTCTTCAAAACCGGGAATAAGGCCTGCACCAATACGGGACGACGTTTGATCGTAGGACTCCTTTTTTCTGGTATCCCTGCCAATAAAGCCTTTGTCTATTCTTTTTTGAGTCTGACTTCTCAAATCATTATTTAGACCGGCGAGTACGATAACGATTTTGTATCCTGCATCTACAGCTTTTGCAATGAGGCCAGTATAGTTACTAGTTTTACCGGACTGAACATTGCCAACAACCATGCCTCGACGATCCCACGCACCAATCCTATTAGGACTTTCCAACCGTTTAAGTATTTCTTCAGTAGTATCATCAATACTTGTTACTACAGAAGGAGGAAGTCTCTCGCCAATCTCCAAATACTTTTTATATCTGCTCCAAAAATTCCACTTAATTGAAGCACGTTCTTCTGCTAGCCATTCCTTATGATCTCGATTGTCTTCAAGTATCTTCGCTGTTCCTTCAAACACACCATAGTCAAACAAAATGTGCCTTAATAAAGCCTCTTCATCAACGTGGCTATTGGGAAAATACCCAGAGAACAAATCGATCATTTTATGAATCTCTGTTGCCAACCCATCTGGAGCAACTCTATTGTCAATGAGTAGCTTTATTGCTGCGTCATAGATCATATTATACAACTGTCCATTATTGTTCATATGAAATTCCCTCTCTTTCGCAGAATAGCAATACTCTTTCCGGATAATACACATATGGCTCTGTGTTGGCTATGTTGGATATGGCTTCCTGTTCAGTACAACCGGTGGCGATATACATGTTGTACAGGGTTCCGATCATTGGATCAAATTCTGTGGTTGTTTTTCCTTCAAAGGGACTCAGCATTTCTTCCGATTTCTCCGCATAATCCGAAATAATCATCGGAACAGGAATCGTCTCCTCGATTAGTGAGAGTAATTGTTTTATTCTGTCGTGTACATCTGAACACAGTAGTTCTTTAATGATAGGGTGTTCTCGGTTAATTGAATACCCTAGTTTTCCATGTCGAATATTTTGATGCCACACAAAACACTGTTCTTGCTTTCCTTTTCTAGCCAGTTTTTTTCCGCGATGTCTGTATATCTTTGCAGATTCTCGTTGCGCTGCAAGCGCAATTCGTTTTATTTCTTTTTGAATCGAAATAGGAGGAACTGCTGTTGATTTTCGGACATCGATATTCCACTCACTGTCTGTATCATTCCCAATATCGATCCGTATCCGTGCCAACCGATACTGTTCAAGTTTTTCCATTCCCGGAATAAGCCAATCACCTTCGACAATAAGCCTATTGTTTCTGTAGATGTAAAAACCTTGTTGCGCATTCCAACCGTGCAAGCCAGCGTTTGCTGCAAATTCAGCTGCTGAAAGCTTGCTCTGGTGCGGTAGTATATATGCACGAATTCTTACTTCGGAATTGTTTACATATAGACACTCGCCAGGCATTCTGGTCGTATACGAGCTGTCGCTCATAAAAGGATCCCACATTTCAATATGCCTTCCATTGAGCGAAAAATCCACCTTATGTACGCCGTGCATATACGAAGAAAAAACAACAGCGATATGTTGCTTTACTGATTGGGCATAGTCAAGAAAGGCTTTCTGATAAGCTTCGTCATTAATATGTGTCCCAGGAACAATTCGGTCTAACTTTTCCCACAACACAACTGTTCCGTGATCGTGTGTGCTAAAATAGGCATCAAAAACGGTCTGAGCAGTATCTGAAGGAACCTTTAGCAAAAGCCATTCTTTTACCTGATTTACAATGTCCAGATCCCAACATCTGATTGCCAGATCCCCGGTAAGTGCTTTGGACGCAACAGTTAATCTTTTGCATTGAGAAAATGAAGCAGTCTTCAATCCAAGACCAAATCTACCCAAATCATCCGCTTCTCGTGCTTCTAGAGGGTTCTTACTACCGGTCTTCATGGCCTCGAATAATTCTTTCTCGGACATACCTTTTCCGTTGTCACATACACAAATCCAGGGGGTACCAGCATTCCACTCAAAAGATACGTCGATGCAGCTCGCTTTTGCGGTGATGCTATTGTCAATCAGGTCTGCAATCGCAGTAGAAATATCATACCCAAATGCCCGCAGTGACTGCATTAGCGATGCGGCATTGGGCGTAGCATATTCATAATCTGCTGCGGATAAAGGCAGTATTTGGTTGTTGTCATACGAGCTGCTCATTTCAAACATGATCCATCACCGCCTTCTCTTATTCAGTGAAAACAAACTCCATAATTTGGTCAATATTCACATTTAGTGCAGAGCATATCTTGAACAGCACAGTAAGTGTTACCTCTTCATCTCTTCGTAGTCTGGTCATTGTATTAGGAGCCACCCCTGAGATCCTTCGCAAATCTGCCTTGCTCATTTTCCTGTCAATCAGTAGCTTCCATAATTTATTGTAGGAAATAGTCATAACTGAAGCCTCCGAAAGTAGTGTTATCTACATTATACATCTTCTCGCGCAGTTTAACAAGAGACTTTCGCATCCCTATGAGATAATATGCTATGCCGATCCGACTAGACAGGAAGAATGATTGATGTTGTCTGGTTGGATGCGAATCTTCATGATCATAAAGGCGTCATGGTATGAAGCCACGACGCCATTGGATATGCTACTGGAGGAGTTATTGGCGATAAACTACGCAAGATACTTATGCGCCACAATCAAAAGATTTTGCTATATACCAAGAGGACTGGGCCATACGCATATCCTCACACATAATGCATCAGATTAATGTAAAACGTTTAGTCGTTTGCTTCTGAAAACCACATCTGAACACTTGACTCTTGTACGTTGCTGTCCAACAAGCATCCTTTGTATGTTCCAGCATCAGGATACACAGTCAGCCGCATTCGTACTCTGTGATCACAGAATGTAGTGAATATGGCGAACGTTCCCGAGTTAACAGTGTTAGGGTCAATAACACGTGACAGGCGCTCGTCAATAGGATATGTTTTTTCTTCAACAGTCAGCATTGAGCAAAGGCAGTCCTTCGTCTCTAAGTATGCAAAGAGATGTAAAAGACCGAAGGACAATACAACACCTATTGCAGAATATATTAATACTTTTTTCAGAAAACTCTTGAACCGTTGCATTGAGCACCTCATCCATCAATCATCACGAGCGAAACACCCTGCTTCTTTGCGTATTCGATAGTGTTTCGTGTCCCACCGGCTTCACCGTTATATACAACAATCACTCTGGCGCTATGATTGACCATCCATTCATTTCGTTGTTGATAAGCACCGTAGCTGAATGCATCGCACACTGTTTTAATGAGATCTGCTTGCGATAGGATGGTGTTGTACCTATGTTGCCAATCTTTACTCCAACGCTTCTCGAAATCAGGATGTGGCAATGCACATATGATGCGGATATCAGGGTGTATGCTTTTGAACTCCAGAACAAGCTCGCCTGCCCAAATATCAACGCCCTGTGCCATGCCAGTAATGAAGGTGCGATATCCATCAGCATAAGCACATTCAATTGCGGCTGCAAGAGCGTGTTTGATCTGCGTCTCTGACACATGAAGCTTGCCAGGCCTGTGCCCAGTGAAGCAGCAGCGAAGCAAACGTTTTTCACTTTCGGTGGACATGCAGAAGTCCCCCCTCTCTGATCTGTATATAGCCCAACATACACATATTTATGAACGAAGCAGAATCGAATTAGCCCATATTCGATATTATTATAGCCCATAAATGCTATAAAATAAAGCTCTATATAGGGTTTTATAGCCCTTATTTGCGATTTCGCACCACCCTTAACAACGATAAAATACTGATAGGGGGTGCAATCACATGAATTTGCAAAGCAGAATCCGTGATCTCATGAATGAGCGCGGCTGGTCTGTGTATCGCCTCGCCAAAGAATCAGGCGTCTCGTGGTCAACAATACGCCATATGTTTGAGCGTAACACTGAGCCAACTGTACCAACTTTGGAAGCGATATGTCGCGGACTAGGTATTTCCCTAGAAACGCTCCTGCTGGGTGAAGGCTTTACAGTTCTGGACGATGAACAGAAAATGCTCCTCTCAAAATGGTCAACGCTGAGCCCAGAGCACAAGCAGATATTTCTTACGCTGCTGAATACACTCGGCAACAAATAAAACCAGCGGGCATGATGCCTGCTGGCTTTTGTTTTTATCCCCTCTTAACAATGCTCCATACAAGTTTTGCACCCTTCAGGAGTTTCGGCCCCATTTTCTTTCCAACCTTTATCAGCATAGGGATTGCCGCCGCGCCTACAACAACGGCACCGGCATCCTTATTCAGGCAGCTGTCGCACAGCCCGGTTTTGTTTTCCCCAACCAGGATCTTGCCGCACTGCTTACACACGGCAGGAGTGTTCTTTTTCTTCATTGGGTATCATCCTCCATGGTAATGATCAATGCTTCCTGAATGGTTGCTGTACCCTGCAATACCGGAACCAATTCATCGGTCATCGTTTTCCATACATTCTTGTCAAGAGCTTGGCTTGCATCAAAGACATTATGGATTTGAATGGCCAAAGGGAGTTGCTTGCGACCAACGGCATTTGTGTAGAACCCAAGCATAAACGAGCGATACTTTTCGAACGCGTCTTGCTTGTCAGATTGCTTGCCCAAGAAATCAAGTATCTGCTGTAGGATACCGTTATACCTGGCAAGGAGCTGAAGGTCTTGAGTAATGTATCCGATATATTGGTTGACTCGTGCTTCACGGAATGGCACAGGCCAGTTTGTCAGACGAAGGAATCTTGTCTTTAGAGTTTCAATATCCAGGTACGCATTATTCATGGCTTCCTCAATCATTGCGACTGCCTCATCCAGATACTTGCGCCTCAACTGGGGATCCTCTTCAGACTGAGCATGCACAACTCTGTCTCTGGCATTGAAGAAAGGTGCAACTAATGCCTGGTTTCGGGCGAAATCGATCTGATAACCTTGCAGCTCAAGGATAGCGTCGAGCTTGGCGTCCATCTGCTTCAACTGTGCTTGGATAGCTAGGCCCTGCATCGAATCAGCATTGGCTGTAGTACGCTTTTCACGTTTCAGTGTTATGTCCTTAACGCGTGTGCCGCTCTCATCTACAATGACTGCACGAAGATTATCCTTGACCTGCTTTGAGGTGCCCAGCTTATACTTGCCCTCTTTGAATTTCTTCAGGATTTCTTTCGGCAGACTATCAAAATCCAAGAGATACTCATATTCGCCCTTTACGACAGGTCTACCATTCCGCAATGCCTGCTCAGCAATTGCCAGATCGGCAGGCTGAAATGGCACAAGCGGAGCAGATATCCCATCAATCAAGTCCAGCGTCAGGCTTGAAATCCGGTTCGCTAGGAAATCGCTCATTGCCCGTATATCCATTGAGTACAGGTCTGCATCAGACACAAAGATCTTCAGTGCCTTGTCCGGTGCAATCTGGATGTTCTTTCGTTCCTCTGACATATTATCACTCCATGGGTAGAATTGCAGGGTTTATGACGGACTGAAACTATATTAAGTATAGCGACCTTTCAGAAATCCGTCAACCTGAGTGTACACATCAAAAAAGGAGCATCGGTAAAGGATGCTCCTTTTGCTTATTGCATTACTGCTGCCATACACACGCTGCAGCGGGCGTGCAGGTGATTGTTCAGGGTGGAGAGAGAAAAGTCCATGCTGTCAGCAGCGTTGCAGAACGGGCAGTCAACGGAATATGTCTTGCCTGGCACCGGCCTGATCTGCTGTACCTCCTTGAAAAGCACCACAGATCCCCGGAGCAGCTCCTCCACTTCTTTATCGTCATCAAAGGCTACCGCAGGGACGGTCTTCTTGGGCTTTTCCACTACAGGTGGAATCTTACAGATTCTAACTCCCATCTTTTTTGCGTAGTCGCAGGTCATTTGTGTTCCACCGGGCTGGCCGTCATATGCGGCAAGAAGCAAATCTGCGTTGTCCACTAGGTAACGGTTGCGACGGAAGAGTGCTCCCTTGGTATATTCATGACCGGTACAGGTGACCATGTCGGCGGCTTCCAGCAGGATAGCGTACCGGGTTTGATATACCTCCTCCCAATGGTCAGCCTGACTGTCGTAGGGGATAACCATCTCGAGGCCGATCCACGGGTACTGCTGACGGAGTTCCAGCACAATCTCAGCAGCATACATATCCATACCCAACGCACCGCCGGAAAGGAAATGGGAATAGCCTTCCCATATCAGCGATTGGATCGTTTCCCGCAGTCGTGCCTTGAAATCGATACAGCGGGGATCCAATTCATTGTAGCCAAAAGGCATTTTCTGGGGTCGGTACCCTGTAAAAGCACAACGCATTATGCGGCTGTCCGGGTATGCCGGATCAGCGGCTGGGCGACGCCTGATTATGTTTTTCATCTTTATTCCCTCCTTATACGGACTTTCGGACAATCGTATTGGTGCGGATATGGGAGAAATCCTGGGGATGTTTGCGCTTGATCTGAATGGTGCGCGGGCAGCGATCTTCAGCGACGATCAGGCCATCGCGACGCATTCGGGTAATGTAGCCATGGACGGTGGAGGTCGACTTGATGCCGACAGCTGCAGCGATCTCCCGCATGCTCGGGCAATAGTTGTGACGGCGGGTGTAGTTGTCGATGAAGCGCAGGATCTTCATGCGGGTTTCTTCGTTGGTCGCATTGCACACGGTTAAGCACCTCCAAAAATCAATTACGTTCCACGAACCAGCGCCCAGGGATAGGCCCATCAGGGCGTGTGGTGTGTTCAAAAAACAATACGCGTTGCTGATTACCGATGCGAACCGTGTAACGATCGCCCTGGCCTCCTGCCTTCTGTGCAGGCCCTGGTCTGACATCCAGCACACGGTCTATGTCAAACCACCGGCCATCCTCCCATTGCAATCGGGTAGGGATCATCCTGCCTAAGGTGTCTACGCGCAGCATCACCTGCACATAGACCTTGTAATTCTCCTCCGCCGCATTAGTACGGAGATGCTCACCGGCCACGAAAATCGCCCTCCTCCCTAAAAAAGGGTAAACTTAATAAGCGCACTTCATTATGCGTTCTTTTCAAGGTATATTGCCGCTTATGCGAAGACTTCCTCCAGGATGCGGGTTTCCTCGTCATCCGGCAGCATGGCATCATTGATGCGTCCGATCACGCGACCAATGCAGCGGCTGTTGTCATCATCAGCAGGCATGAAAGTGTCATAGCGCTTGTTGTGGGAATGCAAGCCATCGCGCTGGTACTCTTTAACGAAGCCTTCACCGGCTACGATGAAAATACCAATCTCGCCGACATGCAGCTGGTCCGTTTCCTGGACCAACAGCAGATCGCCGTCACGGAAAGTGGGCATCATACTGTCGCCATTGACGCGGACAACACGATCGGCGCGGCTACTGTCATGGGTGACGCGGACAAAGATGCGTTCCTGCTCGGTATTGTCACCCAGTGGTTCACCAAGGCCAGCACCCATGGCGTAAGGAGCAATGGACAACGGCATAAAAGTGTTGCGGCAGTACTCTCTTTTTTCCATGGTGCGGTTCTGGTACATCAGATCCATGAAGTCGGTAAATGACTTCTGATCATACTGGGACAGGCGTCTGAATTTACGAAGCAGCAGTTGCTCTGCTGCGTTCACTGCAGTGGCACTTCGACCCAGCAGCTCATCGGCGCTTACATTCAGTGCGTCGCAAAGCTGAGGTAGTTTATCAATATCCGGGCGGGCATAACCAGCTTCCCAATTCGTAATAGCATTCTTGGTAACGCCGATCATCTCAGCCAGTTGTGGTTGGGTCATACCGGCTCTAAGGCGCAGCTTGCGAATGGTTTCTGCGTACTGACCGCTATTGCGGATCGCTCGCTTGACTTTGGTCTGAGTATCCTTGGTCATGGGATACTGCCTCCTTACTAGAGCGTTGGGAACATGCGTTCCTATTCGCGTATATAATAGCACACAAACGCTGTGCTGTAAAGACATGAGTTTTTTGGAGTGCCGAGAATGCCGTAATTCTAAGGAAAATTTGTTTTCAAACGGGAACAAGAGCCTGATTTTTTACTCTTGTTCGCCTTTACAGGGTTATAAACGCTGTGCTAATATCCAGCCACGAGGTGTCGATCGCCGAAACCCGGTAATTGCAACACCTCGGCGCATGAAAGGAGGGCAGCTGCATATGGGCCGTGTTGTACTACATAGTGACCTGAACGCGTTTTACGCTTCTGTTGAGACGCTTCTGAATCCTACCCTGCAGGGGAAGGCCGTGGCCGTATGTGGCAGCGAAGAGGATCGACACGGTATCGTCCTCGCCAAGAGCGAAAAGGCCAAGAAGGCAGGCGTAAAGACCGGCCAGGCAAATTGGGAAGCTCGGCAATGCTGTGCCAACTTGATTACGGTGCCACCCCACTACGATCAGTACGTAAAGTATTCCCGCCAGGTACAGAGTATTTACAAGCGCTATACTGACCTGATCGAGCCGTATGGCATGGACGAATGCTGGCTGGATGTTACCGGCAGCCAATCGATTTATGGCTCCGGCATTGAGATCGCTGAATCCATCCGCCAGACCGTAAAGGAAGAACTGGGCCTGACTGTCAGCATTGGTGTTTCCTTCAATAAGACACTGGCGAAGTTGGGTTCGGACATGAAGAAGCCGGATGCGATTACTGTATTGGATGAGACCCATTGGAGGGAGCGGGTATGGCCCCTACCTGCTTCTGAACTGCTTTTCGTGGGACGCAGTACAACTCGCAAGCTGATGGATCGCGCCATCTACACCATCGGCGATATGGCTCATGCAGATCCTGCCCTCATGAAATCGTGGTTCGGGAAGAATGGCCTTGATCTTTGGTCGTTTGCAAACGGACTGGAACGGCACCGCGTCATGCCGATCGATTTCGTTTCTCCCGTCAAGAGCGTTGGTCACGGCATTACCTGCAATTGTGACCTGAAGCGCGAGGATGATGTGTGGAAGGTCATCCTGGAACTGAGCCAGGATGTTGGTCACCGGCTCCGCATTCACGGACTGGCAGCACGCGGCGTGAAACTGTTCATCCGTGACAATGGCCTGACCTTTGTACCTTCCCATCAGATGCCCACGCCCTATCCGACGCAGAGCCCGATGGAGATTGCGCAGGCAGCTCGAATCCTTTTTGACAAAACCTACAGTTGGAACCACCCTGTCCGAGCTATTACGGTTACTGCTATCAATCTAGTACCTAGAGATCAACCAATGCAGTTGAGTTTGTTTCATGATGATGCACACTATGTTAGGCAACAGAAATTAGATGACTGTATTGATGATCTACGCAGAAGATTTGGGAATAGTGCTATACGCTCAGCTAGCTTGTTGAGTGATATACATATGCCTAATGATGGTAGAGACTTAGTAAAAATGCCAGGAAATATTTATTCTTGATATTGCCTTTTCTCGAAAAATGTGATAAGTTGAAATATCACACTTTTTCGGAGGTGGGCAAAATGCGCTATTCACTCATTGCCAATGAGTTGCTAGACGGCATAGTTGCATTTACTAGAGTATATAGTATTACTAATGAGGATGAAAGCATAGCATCCACTCATCTTGAACTGATTGTTAGCAATACTAGAGTAAACATCAGGGTGGTAAGACGCTGTATACTTAGTATTCTGGTAAGCGTCAAAGCATGCCACGAACAAACACGGCCAGCAGGGCGAAACAAACCTGCAGGCCCAATCAAATTAAGCGGAAACCCTGCAAGAATCCGGAGCCACCCACGGAAGCAGACCGACTGCATCCACGCCGCCCTTAGTTGCCATATCAATCAGCCAGGTCAGATACCGCCAGGGATCCAGCCCGTTCTCAATCGCCGTCTGAATCAGGCTGAAGATGACCGCACTGCTCTGAGCGCCGGCCGGTGTGTTGGCAAAGAGGAAGTTCTTCCTGTCGATCACGAAGGGCTTGATGCTGCGCTCAGCGCGGTTGTTGCTGATCTCCAGCCGACCATCCAGCAGGTAGTTCAGCAAATAGGCCTTCTGGTTTTTCAGGTATTCCATCGCGCTGCCCCAGGGGGACTTGGATGAGTAGTGAACCGATTCGACCCACCTGAAAAGCTCGTCCAGCACAGGTTTGGCCTGTTCAAGACGCTGCGTATAGCGTTCTTCTGCGGGCAGGTTGGTCAGCTTCTGCTCAATGGCGAAGAGCCGGTTGCAGAAGTCAAGCCCCTTGCGGATGTTCTTTGCAGAGGCGTGTCCCTTGGCAATGGACTTGAGCGCCTCGTCAAACTTGCGCCGCGCATGAGCCCAGCATCCCACCACCGTGATCTCCTCCGGCAACTTGTGATAGCCCGCGTAGCCGTCCGTGTGCAGATAGCCACGGAATCCCTCCAGGAATGCGGCAGGATGCTTCGCGCCCCGTCCTGGCTGGTACTCGTACAGCACAATGGGACGCTCCACGTTGCCGTCGCAGCTGAGCCCGCCAGTCCGGTACAGCCACATATAGCTCTCTGACTGCGGCTTTTTCCCCGGCTCGTGAAGCACCTGCAGCGTTGTTTCGTCGGCGTGGAGCACCTCACGGCGAAGAAGCTCCCTGTGGAGTGCATTGTAAACCGGCGTCAGGTAGTCTGCTGCAGCCCGCAGAATCCAGTTGGACATGGTCTGGCGGCTGAGAGGAATGCCCTGCCGCTTCAGCTCCTGCTCCTGGCGATACAGCGGCGATCCCATGACGAACTTCTGCACCATGATGTGGGCAATGGCTTCCGCTGTAGCGAAGCTCCCGCGAATGACAGACTTCTCCCGCTCAGCTGTTGTCACCGGCGTCTCGATGCCATTCTGGTCACAGTTCCGGCAGGCATATGCGTAGTAGCGGTGCTCCACCACAATAACCTGTGCCGGGATGATCTTGAGCTTGCGGACGACCTCTTTCCCGATCTCCTGCATGGTCTCCCCGCAGATGGGACATTCCAGCTCCTCCTGCGGGACATAATGCTCAACGACCTCTGTCGCCACACCTTCCGGGAGGTTATCCAGGGTGTATTCATGCTTCTTGTGACGCTTGTGAGCCGCGACAAGGGTTTCCTGCTTGTCCTGGGCAGCCTCATGATCTGCGATGACCTCTGCCTCGTTGAACAGGAAGCTCAACTGCTGGCTGCCGTCGTCCACCGTCTTTTCGCTGGACGCGCCGAAACGCTTGTGCTGTGCCAGCCGCAGCGCTTCCGTCAGCGCGTTGACCTGCTGTTCCAGCTCGGCGTTGCGGGATTTCAGCTGCTCGTATTCCTCGCGGGAAACCATGTCGGCAGCATGCTCTTCGGGCTTTTGTACCATGCGTTTCCCTCCGTCCTCCGGCGATATGTCGCCTTGTTTTTGCTGCTTTCATGATACCACATCTGCAGCAAATTGGACAGAGGCAGCTGGTATTCCACCAAAACGCAGGCTGTATTTCTACTGCATTTTCCGAGATTTACACGATCTCCAGCCCCTTGACTGGCTTATGTGCCTTGGGCTGGTCGATGCTCAATCCCTCCATGAGCCAGCGGTATTGCTGGGGCGTAAGCGCACGGGCTTCGCTTTCCTTGCGTGGCCACTGGAAGCTGCCACTCTCCAACCGTTTGTACAGCAGTACGAAGCCGTTGCCCTCCCAGTACAGCGCCTTGATCCGATCCCGCCGCCGTCCGCAGAACAGAAACAGCGTGTTACTGAATGGATCCAGTTCAAATTCCAGCTGCACCAGCGCAGACAGGCCGTCGATTCCCTGGCGGAGATCGGTGTACCCGCAACAGATGTACACCTTCTCGGCGCCTGTGAAGTCGCTCAACATGACTTCATTACACGCAGAACGGCCTCTACCGTGGCGGCGTCTGCGCCGTTATGGACAGCAATCTCCACGCCGTCGATCTGAACAGTCACGGCGATATTGCCTGTTGTTCGTCGGATTGGGGTGATTTCAGCAAAACCACCCTCACGCTCCTCTTGAGCCAGTTCATATAGCCGACGTTGCCACCGGTAGTAGGTCTGCTCACTTACTTCGTTTTCCTGACACCATGCCCGCACGCTTAACCCGCTATTCCGACATGCCGACACCCGCTCTGCCCATTCTCCGAGCTTCTGCTGCTGGTTGACCACGCTTAGACTCTTTGACATTTCCGTCACTCCCTCGCCGAGACTCTCAGTACAGTGTCTGAGACTCGCAGCGACTATGCCGAGAGTCTACGTTACTATCTGCTACTGTACTGATACTATCTCTTATTGTCAGGCAGGGCAGCGGTCGCGTCTATGTGAGCGGACATTTGACGGTTACGTATTCTGAAGTCCTTAGTAACAATTCTCACTAAAGAATATATTGTGAGAGCACATATTAGCACTACGAATAAGTATTCATTACTCATAAAGTCATTAGCTGAGAAGAGAATGAAACTATCAAGTCGAGTTGCTAATGGTGATGCGTTATACAGAGTAAAATCAGCAGCCATACCGATGCCACCGACGGTGATTCTGGATTAAGGAGGTGTGTTTTAACGGAGTTCCCCATAGGAGGTAGAGAAAGATGACAGATCAGATCCGGTGTCCCCATTGTTCGCAACGTATGTTTGATGTTCACGGAGCTTATGTAGGCCATTTTACTTTGAAGTGCCCACGTTGCAAGCAATCCTTTGACATAAATTCCAACATGGAGTACCTGCCAGTGCTTGAGCAGATCAAGCGAATCGCGAGCCAGCCGAGGACTGAAGAAGTACCTCAAACGAGCCGCTCTAAATGAATATGTACATTTAGCTCAGTACAGAGCGACCTGCACCCGGCCTAAAGCCTGGAGTGACTAACCGCCTGACCGATAGCATTTTAGCTATTGTCAGGCGGTTTTTTGTTTTCCGTCTATATCGCTGCCCTTGATCACGGCGATTCCCATAGTGATGTAGGCGCACAAATTCATAGCATCGGCCAATGGGAAGTGCCGCTGCAGACCACGCGAACGGAGTAAATTCGCATGGGCTGGCAGCTTTATTAAGTGCACCCATTTTGCCTCTGCGGCTCCGTTCGGTTCGACCGAAAGGAGCACGCACATGAATAACCAGAAGGAAGAAAAACAGTACTACATCACTATCGACGGCCAGGAGATTCCTGTATCTGAAGAAGTATACCGCGCTTATAAGAGACCTGCTTGGGCGGAGCATAAGCGCGAGGAGAGGGGTAAGCGTTGTATCATTGCGGGCGTTCGCTGCAAGAAAGATTGTAGTCAGTGTCCCCATCGCCAAACTGGTTCTGCGCTTTCTATTGAGGATTTTTCGGAGGATGGCTTCGCTCCTGCAGATCTGTCTGCTGATGTTGAGGAGATCGTAGCCAGTCGCATCCTACTTGAGGATCTGTTCAAAGCGCTGGAGGAACTAGATCCAGATGGCAGACTGCTGTGCCAGTTGGTCAGTGAGGGACAAACGGAGCGCAGTATTGCCGAGCACTTTGGCATCAGTCAGGTAGCTGTCGGAAAACGGAAAAAGAAGCTCTTTGCGCATTTGCGTGAGATTCTCGGTGACTGGAAATAAAAAAGTTTTGATTACTGGTTATCAAAGTGACGGTTCTTGTCCTGTGACTGGTGAGAGGCAAACGAAACTAACTCTCAGACAGGAGGATGCCCATGCAGAATACTGCAAACCAGATTGATAGTCGAGCCGAGGAAGTCATGGACGTGCTGATTGCCATCAGTGTCGTATCCAAGCGCCTCGCTGGTAAGATTGCCAATCTGAAGAAACGCGCACAGGAAGGAGGAGAAAACGCCCATGAGCGCAATGAGTGAACTGGCAACCATTAAGGAAGAGCTTCTTCAGTGCAGCCAGGCACTGATCGGTATTGCCGATACTCTAAAAGAACTGGCACATACCTGGGATGAACCTCTTCCGGAGAAGGAAAACGCTGCTCCAGCTCCCGATCCCATGCTGACGCTTGCTGATGTACGAGCATGCCTAGCTCAGAAGTCGGTGGAGGGACACACGGCAGCAATTCAAACGCTGATTCGTAAGTACGGCGCTGAAAAGCTGAGTCAGGTGGACCCGAAGAACTATGCCGCTTTGATGGCAGAGGCGGAGGTGCTCTAATGCCGCCTGAAAAACATGCAACCCTTTCTGCCTCTTCATCCCAGCGGTGGCTGAACTGTACGCCTTCTGCTTTGCTCGAGCAGCTGTTTCCCAATAAGGAAACCAATGCTGCTGCGGAGGGTACAGCAGCGCATGCGCTGTGTGAACACAAGCTGCGCAGAGCGCTGAAGATGCAATCAAAAAAGCCAACATCCAAATACCAATCTGACGAAATGGATGCCTATACGGATGCTTACGTTCAGTTTGTGATGGAAATGTTGGCAGAAGCCCGACAGCTGTGTGATGACCCGGTTCTTCTCATGGAGCAAAGGCTGGATTTTTCCGAATACGTTCCTGGTGGATTTGGAACTGGTGACTGTGTCATCATTGCTGACAAACTCTTGCATATCATCGACTTCAAGTATGGGCAGGGTGTCCTTGTTGAAGCTGAGCAGAATCCTCAGATGATGTTGTATGCGCTGGGTGCGCTGCACGCGTTTGGCAGTCTATATGACATTGAAACTGTGTCTATGACCATTTACCAGCCTCGACGGGAGAACATCAGCACATGGTCGCTACCCGCTGCCGACTTGCTTGATTGGGCGCGGAACGAGCTTGTTCCCAAGGCGAAGCTTGCCGCAGAAGGAAAAGGCGATTTCTGCCCAGGGCCCTGGTGCATCTTTTGCCGAGCGGCAGTGAAGTGTAGAGCACGCGCTGAAAACAAGCTGGAATTGCTGAAGTACGAGTTTACCCCACCGACACTTCTATCCGATGAAGAAATTGAAGATATCTTGGGCAAGCTGGACGATCTGACGCACTGGGCAAACGAGGTCATGGCCTACGCCCAGGATGCCGCGCTGAATCACGGAAAGCAGTGGCGAGGCTATAAGATCGTCGAGGGGCGTTCAAACCGAAAGTACACGGATGAAGAGGCTGTTGTCACCGCTGCCAAGGCTGCAGGGTACACAGACATCTTTCGGCGGACACTGCTGCCTATCACTGAAATGGAAAAACTCATGGGCAAGCAGATCTTCCGCGCTGTACTGGGTGACCTGATTGAAAAGCCAACGGGCAAACCTACGCTGGTACCGGCTGCGGATAAGCGGCCTGCAATGGAACTCGCGACTGTGGATTTCACGCAAATCAAAGACAATGAATGAAAACGGAGGAAAAGAAAAAATGGCTAAGCAAAACAACACCAAGGTAGTTACCAATGTGGTTCGCCTCTCTTACGCAAACATCTGGGAGCCCAAGTCTATCAACGGCGGTGCAGAAAAGTATTCCTGCAGCATCATCATCCCCAAGTCCGACACAGATACCATTGCTGCCATCAATGCAGCGATCGATGCCGCCATCAAAGATGGAACCCACAAGTTTGGTGGCAAGGTGCCTCAGAAGGGTGCTCTTAAGCTCCCTCTGCGTGATGGCGACGTGGAGCGTGATGACGAAGCCTATCAGGGCTGCTTCTTCGTGAACGCCAACAGCACGACTGCTCCTCAGGTGGTGGACCAGCATGTTCGCCCCATTCTGGAGCGCAGTGAGATCTACAGCGGCGTGTATGCCCGCGTATCCCTGTCCTTCTATGCTTTCAATAGCAACGGCAATCGCGGCATTGCTTGTGGCCTCGGAAATATCCAGAAGGTGCGTGACGGTGAACCCCTGGGTGGCCGTACCAACGCAGCCGACGAATTCACTACTCTTGCGGACGAGGATTTCCTCTCCTGATAACCATTGGGGCGGTGGAGCAATCTGCCGCCCCAATTCATAGGAGGCATTCATGAAAAACCTGTCCATTGATATTGAGACATTCAGCAGCGTTAACCTCGCCAAGGCTGGTGTGTATCGCTATGCTGAAAGCCCTGATTTTGAAGTCCTGCTATTTGGCTATTCGGTGGATGGAGCACCTCCCCAAGTTATCGACCTGGCAAGTGGAGAAAAACTACCTCCAGCAATTCAGGAGGCATTGGTTGATCCTTTAGTAACCAAATGGGCCTTCAATGCACAGTTTGAGCGAGTGTGCTTGTCCCGTTATCTGGGTAAAGCGCTAGCCCCACTATCATGGCATTGTACCATGGTGTGGGCTGCAACTTTAGGCCTTCCCCTGTCTTTGGAGGGCGTTGGCGCTGTGTTGGGGTTGGAAAAGCAAAAACTGAAGGAAGGCAAGGAGCTGATTCGCTATTTCTGTACTCTGAACAAGCAGCGCGATGGCTCCATGATCCGTCACTATCCTTCTGATGCCCCTGATCGATGGAAGCAATTCATCGCATACAATTTGCGCGATGTGGAAACGGAGATGGCTATTCAGCAGAGACTCTCAAAATTCCCGGTATCGCATACCGAATGGAGAAACTATCGATTGGATCAACAGATCAACGATCGGGGCATCATGCTGGATATGCCCATGGTGCGCAACGCAATCCGATGTGACGATCAGTTTAAGCAGGCACACATGGACATGGCCCGGGAGATTACAGGGTTGGAGAATCCCAATTCACCCGCTCAGCTGAAGGCGTGGCTTTCAGAACAGGGCATCGAAGCTGATTCATTGTCTAAGGGGGCTGTTCATGAGCTGCTTGAGCGTACTGAGGGCGTAGTTGAACTTGCGTTGTCATTGCGCTTGGAACTGGCGAAATCCAGCGTAAAGAAATATACAGCAATGGAGAATGCTGTGTGTGAAGATAGCCGTGCACGCGGCCTGATTCAGTTTTATGGTGCGCCACGTACGGGGCGATACGCTGGTAGGTTGATACAGGTTCAGAATTTGCCCCAGAACCATTTACCTGATCTCGACCAGGTGCGCTGCCTGATTCGAAGTGGCCAATTTGATGCTGTCAGTATGCTGTATGATTCTGTACCGCTCGTCCTTTCAGAGCTTATCAGAACAGCTTTCGTTCCCAAGCCAGGCTGTCGCTTTTTTGTTGCTGACTTTGCTGCCATAGAAGCCCGTGTGATCGCCTGGATTGCAGGGGAGGAATGGAGGCAAGATGTCTTTAAGCAGGGCGGGGATATCTACTGTGCCAGTGCCGAGCAAATGTTTCATGTCCCAGTTCAAAAGCATGGTGTGAACTCGCACTTGCGGCAAAAAGGTAAGATTGCAGAACTAGCCCTTGGGTATGGAGGATCAGTTGGTGCGCTAAAGGCCATGGGTGCTTTGAACATGGGTGTGCCTGAAGAGGAGCTTCAGCCGCTAGTCGATAGCTGGCGCGAGGCAAACCCGAATATTGTCGATCTTTGGTGGGCGGTTGATAAAGCTGTCAAAAAGGCAGTTACAAGAAAGGCAACTGCCGAAACCCATGGTATTGATTTTCGGTGGGAAAAGGGCTTCTTGTTTATCACGCTTCCCTCGGGCCGGGATCTTGCGTATGTGAAGCCTCGGCTTGGCGAAAACAAGTTTGGTGGAGAGTCCATCACTTACGAGGGTGTTGGAGCGACAAAAAAGTGGGAGCGTCTGGAGTCATACGGTCCCAAGTTTGTTGAGAATATCGTGCAGGCCACAGCGCGTGATATTTTGGCCGAAGCCATGCTGCGGCTTGACGCTGCAGGATATCACATCGTTATGCACGTGCATGATGAGGCTGTAATCGAGGCTCCGGCTGATACGTCGCTGGAAGAAATCTGTTCAATCATGGGAAGAACACCGAAATGGGCTAATGGCTTAATACTTCGGGCGGATGGTTATGTTTGTGACTTTTATCGAAAGGATTAAGGTAGAAATGACTTGACTTATCCGCCATTCAGAGCGAATATCACGTACCCCAATAATACAAGGAGGTAGCTGTATGAAAGTATTGATTGTTGAGCCAGGAAAGCATCCCCGAGAGGCGGACATCCCTAGCGGACTCGAATCCCTCCAGAAGGTCGTCGGTGGGTACATTCAGGCCATTTACCCTTTCGATGATCCTGTAGCGCTTGTATGTGATGAAGAGGGCCTGTTCAAAGAAACAGAATGGAATAGGTTCATCTGCGAAGGTTGCGCCATCAAGGGCACCTTCTTCATATGCGGGTTGGGCGCAGAGGATTTCACTGACCTGCCGGAGAATCTGCTTCAGAAGTATACGAAGCGGTTCTATGAGCCCGAGTTGTTTGTGCGGACTGCGCAAGGGATACAGGTAATCCGTATACGTTGAAAATACAACCAAAGAGGCGGGCGGCACTTCGACTTTGAAATGCCCCCGCCTCTTTTTTGTGCTTGGAATATTGTATAGCTGTATTCATGTGTCAGTTGGATATGGAGCCCCACTCGGGTGCAGTTTTGCCCACAATGAGCGGTCATGGCGCTCGATATAGCTGAATGTATCAGAAAGCGATAAGAAGATACGTGGTTGCTTGTGGTATTCTGCCCAGTCAATTGAGGCACGAACTAAGTTAATATGATCTAGCTTTACCGGTCTAGCATGTACATCCAAGCGCCATTTGCCTACAGGGGTTACGATATAGTAATAAGGCGGTGCATATTCATGCTCGTATCCAGAGGCATCACATAAAGAATCCAGCATAGCAGCTGATTCCCCACTTCGTTCGTGGCTGGTTATAGGAATGGACACATGAATTCCGTCTTTCTGCTTCGGCTTGCACTGCTTACATGGTGCTAGGCCTTTCCGGATGGCATCCTCATAAAGAGCAAAGCCTCGTAAGTCAGTCAACCCATTAAGCTTAGGACACTCTCTTCTATGAAATGTACTGTATCCTCGTCCAGCCCAAAAAGCATAGCTGGAATGTGTCAGTGTAAGAAAATCCTTTCGCTCTTCTTCTCCCAAATGAACGCTAGATGGTAAAGCAGAACGCTCTTTCATAGCGGTTGTGTAGCGGGCATATGCGCGCTTCTCATCCTTGCTCATGTGTCGATTTGCGCCATCATATACACGTCCTGGGATTGGTGGACGGTATGGAGGATACGGGTCTGGTGCTGCAGTCGGCTTACAGACTTTACAAGCGGTACGCCCTGTTTCCACACAAGCTTTGTAACCGATCGAGCCAAGTAGAGTACCCCGGTAGGCTGTGCGGATAATTTTGCAGTTGCGAGTGTGGAATACGTTTGAATTGCTCATGTATACATAACTGTACTGCGAGCGATTGATGATATCGGTATTGCGCTCAATTACAGCTTTACGATGTTCCTGAACACAGCAAGCACAAGGCTTCAAGTGTTGCTTCAAAGCGTATTGTAAGGTACCAAAGCCACGAGCAGCTTCGCTTGATGCAATAATGGGACATTGATCAGCGTGAATGATCTTTGTTTTTAGATCCAGCCAGAATGGGAATTGCCCCGGCTGATATACATCGTGGTGTGTGGGCGGAGCAATACGCTTTTTTGAGATTACTACGGGTTGCGGAACGTCAGTGAATACTTCTCTGTGATCAATCTTCGTTGCTGATAGCAGCAGACGGATGACTTCCACATCATTGGCAGAAGAGTGCTGCGGCTTGGGAACCATCAGTCCTCTTGCCTTCGCAAGTGCATAGGGACTTCCGGTATTTCGCAAGCCGTCGCGCAGTAAACCACATACATTGTTACCGATAATATGATGATTACCAGTAGGTTTCTGCTTCAGAATAGCCTTGATCAGATTCTTGTAGTTTTTTTCCGACTCGTCATGCCACCAGCATATATCATCGGTGGGGAGTAGCCAATTCTCTATTTCGGTTAGAACCCTATGTGCTCCCTTAGCACCAACAAATGCGATCGGCGGTGCGCCACTATATGCGACATGTTTCCAGTCCATACCAGATAGCTCGTATGGCTTAATCAGGGAAGCATACTGGTCAACAACCTGCCAATTTTCATCGACACGAATGGCGGCAATCTGTGTTGGAATGATGCGGCTCCGTTTGCCTTCGACCCATTCCAAATCAATAATCACTAACATGAAAAGTTCAGCCTTTCAAAGCAGTAGCGTTCACGGGCGTGTGTAGCACTAATTCGCATACTTATGTTAGGTGTACTTTTGCAATCGAACAAGCAGTAAGTCGTGGGCTTCTTTCACAAAACCACCGTGTACACAACCACTGGACATCCCTCCTGCAGCAAAACGCTCAATACGACACCACTCATCTTTGCCATAGGGGATACCCAAATCTTCCACAATCGACATATACTTATTGGAAAATGCTTCAGGATCCATCGGAAGTTTATCGTAAGTAAAGCAGCGTGCTGCATACGCCCAAAAGAAGGGGTCACCCCGCAGGTGCCACTTGGGAAACGACAGGAACAACTCATATCCATAGTGCTGTCCTGCTTCCTTAAAGCGTAGGAATGGCATAATATGATCGAGAACGAGTAGCGGGCGCAACAGCTCTTGCTCCTCTTCATTTGTGCAGTAGTAGTGTCGGCCATCACAACCTAGAATACCTTTTTCAAAATCAAGGATATTCCAATCATCGTATTGAAGACGCCCAGAGATGTTGATGAGTTGATATGCGGCCTCATGATGAAGAAGCTGCACAATCGGGATCGATCTGAAAGGAACGGGCATAGCTTCCTCCTTGTGTTATGCGATTTATCTATTATATCATGCTTGTCTCCAACTCAACAAGTACATTACAAGGATTCCAAGAGTATTTCCGCTTTTATCTCCGCTTTTTCGCGGAGTTTTTGATTTTTGGTTATCAAAACTGGCGTTTGTGTCCTGTGGAAAGTGGATCCCCTAATTCTACTTCACAGGAGGTAAACGATGAAACAACACTTTCTTTTCTTCCTAGACCCAGGTGGTGGTTCGGCATGAGCATCAGTCGATTCAACCACGAGGGGTACTATGATCCGACTACATATGAGGCACTGACAGCAGTGGAGCGGGAGCAGCGCAAAGAACGATTCCGCCCCATTGTGTATGTCTGTTCTCCGTATTCTGGTGACATCAGTGGCAACAAGCAAAACGCCCGCAAATACTGCCGGTTCGCTGTTGACCAGCATTGCATTCCACTTGCCCCACACCTACTGTTCCCGCAATTCATGAACGATGGGGATCCCGAGGAGCGAGACCTCGCCATGTTCATGGACATTGCAGTGCTATCCAAGTGCGCCGAGGTATGGGTGTTCGGCAAGAACATCACAGAAGGCATGACAGCAGAGATCAACTATGCGCTGTCGCGAGACAAGCCAATCAGGTACTTCGATACTGAATGCAAGGAGGTTGCAGCATGCAGCGGAATCTGAGTTTCACTCTGTACCAAGCCAACTGTCTGGGCAATCCAAGTAACTGTCTGTATCCGAATGCCGTGCATGTTACCGGCACTGCAACCCTACAGGAGGCGGTCAGCAAAGACTATGTGTGTGCGGAATATGCCGGTGGACGCCGAAGCAACCAGAACTTTGTTCAGTCGGACTGCCTTGCCCTTGAGTGTGATAACACGCATTCCGAAAATCCCGATGACTGGGTAACACCGGCACACCTTGCCCAGGCTCTCCCTGATGTTTTCCTGGCAATCCACTACAGTCGTAACCATATGAAACCAAAGGGCGGAAAGGCACCACGCCCCAAATTCCACGTGTTCATTCCCATTGACCGCCAGACAGATGCTGAAGAGTACAAACGCATCAAGGTGCTTCTCCAGCAGCATTTCCCGTATTTCGACGAAAAGGCGCTGGACTCTGCCCGCTTCTTTTACGGAACAGCAGAACCGCAGGTGGAGATTGTACCCGGTACAAAGAACCTTTCTGAGTTTATTGAAGACTATGCACTGGACATGATTCAGGACGATGCCTGGGAGAAGGCACAGTTTGAGGAGCCGACAATTCCAGAAGGTAGCCGAAATGCCACACTGTCACACTATGCAGGCAAGGTACTCAAGCGCCTTGGAAACACAGATGAGGCATACCAGCAGTTCCTGAGGAAGGCTGAACGGTGTGTGCCCCCGCTGGAAGACAGCGAACTGGATACGATTTGGCGTAGCGCACTCGGCTTCTTCAGCAGGATTGCACAGCAGGAAGACTATGTGCCTGCTGACCAGTACGGCATGCCTGGCTTCCGTTATGCACCGACGGATAATACTGACGTTGGTCAGGCGCGGTTGCTGGGCAAGTTTTTCTCGGACAAACTTCGTTACTCTCCCGCCACTGACTTTATCCGATACGACGGAGCTTGCTGGCAGGAAACAAAACCCGGCTCCCGTGCTGTGGCGCATGAACTGACTGACCTCCAGCTGGAGGAAGCTGAAAAAGCCATTCAGGAGCGTCAACCTGCCTATGAATCTACTGGTGCCGCCGACGTTATTGCACTCAACCCCAAGAAGAAGGCAATCGCTCTGATGAGCCCCGAGCAGCGCCAGGCATACACCCGTTATGCCGAGGCGACTGATTATAAGGCATATGCACTGCAGCGCCGAGACAGTAAGTATGTGACTGCAACGCTGAAAGAAGCACAGCCCGTGCTGGAGGTGGACCCGGCTCTGCTGGACCGTAACTGGTACCTGCTGTGTACCCCTGAGGCAACATATGACCTGCGCAAGGGGCTGGCGGGTGCGCGTCCTCATGATCCTGAGGATTTCATTACACGCATGACCAGCAAGTCGCCGGATGATGCGGGGATGGAAATCTGGCAGGAAGCACTCGATACCTTCTTTTGCGGCGACCGGGATCTCATTCACTATGTTCAGTGTGTTGCAGGCATCGTATGTGTCGGTCAGGTCTTTCTGGAAGCAATGATCATTGCCTATGGAGATGGCCGTAATGGCAAGTCAACCTTCTGGAACACGATTTCCAGAATCATGGGCTCGTACAGCGGCAACATTTCTGCTGATTCTCTGACGGTACAGTGCAAGCGTAATGTAAAGCCGGAGATGGCAGAAGCTCGTGGAAAGCGGCTGCTGATAGCTGCGGAAATGGAGGAAGGCATGCGTCTGAACACCTCCACCGTAAAACAGTTGACCTCCACCGACAATGTGTTTGCTGAGAAGAAGTACAAGGATCCTTTCTCTTTCACTCCCAGTCACACGCTGGTTCTCTATACTAACCACCTGCCCAAGATCGGAGCAATGGATACAGGTATCTGGCGGCGTCTGATTGTGATTCCCTTTAATGCCAAGATTGAAGGCAACAGCGACATCAAGAACTACGCGGATTACCTGTTCCAGAACGCTGGCGGTGCCATCATGAAATGGATGATCGAGGGAGCCAAGATGGCAATCGACGCAGGTTTCAAGATGGAACTGCCTGTTGTGGTGCAGCAGGCGATTCAGGAATACAGGGAGCAGAATGATTGGCTGGGCATGTTCATGTCTGAACGTTGTGAGATTGGTGATGGGTATGCTGTCAAGTCTGGTGACCTGTATCGTGCGTACCGAAATCACTGTGCGGAAAGCAACGAGTACACGCGCAGCACAACCGATTTCTACAAAGCCCTGGAAACTGAGGGGTATCGGAGGGTGCGCACACGCTCGGCAAACATGATCGCCGGAGTGCGCCTGCGGGAAGATGACTTTGAGCCTGAACCCGTTGATATTCCTGACTTTCTGAGCTGAGATACAGCAAAGTGTGGAAGTCGTGGAGGTCATGATATAAAAAGTCTCTTAAGGAAAATATACATTCAAAATTCTATATAGAGAGGTTTTAGTCTACAACCTCCACGACTTCCACACCAACTGAAATGAGGTGTGAGTTGTGAGAGAAAAAGAGATAGAACAACAGCTGGTCAGGGCAGTCAGGAATCGTGGTGGTCTGGCACTCAAGCTTGTTTCACCCGGATGGGCGGGCGCACCAGATCGCCTAATCCTGATGGCTGGTGGTAGGGTGTTCTTCGTAGAGACCAAAGCGCCAGGACACACCCTCCGCCCCCTGCAAGCAAAGCGAAAAAGACAGCTGGAGGCGCTAGGCTTTTCAGTGTGCTGCATTGACCAGCCAGAACAGATTGGGGGTGTACTTGATGAGATACACACCCCATGACTACCAGCGCTATGCCACCGACTTCATTCTGACACACCCGATCGCAGCGGTTCTGCTGGATATGGGTCTGGGCA